TTGCCAGCCGCAGACCAATCAATCGAATCAATCTTTGCGGCAATGTCGCGGCTGATACCCTGCCAGTCAACAGACTCAATCGAACTCTTGAACGCGCTTGTCAAGTCTATAAAGCCGCTCGGTAAAATCTTTTCAAACATATCCCCGGCGCTCATTCCCTGCAACGCCTCAAAACCTTTCAGGATATTTTGAGTAAAATTACCCATTGCCTGCCCCCACTCTTTTAATTTCTCAAGCCCCGGTCCCTGCAACCATTCGGCAAACTTTGAGACAAGCGGCTGCAATACGTCGAAAATGCCAGCGAAGAACTCACGCAAACCAATCTTCTTTATATCGTCCAGTGAGTTCAAAAGCCCCGCCCATGTATTTGTCTGACGCTTTGCCGCGCCTCCAAAATCGCTCTCCATCGTTTCACTAAACGCCGCAAGAAAATCATCTGCATTTACAAGCCCCTTGCTTACATCGTCAAGGTTATATCCCATCTTTTTTAAGATGTCATTTACAGGCACGCCAGCATTAACCAACTGTAGGATTTCCTGCCCTGCCAGTTTGCCTTTTGCCTGTACCTGCCCCAATGCCAGCGCCATTTGGTTCATTACACTAACAGGCTGACCGGTTGCGGCGGCAAAGTCAATCATGTTTTGCGTCAATTCTTGCGCCCGTTCTGACGTGAAACCATAGGCTAAAGCGGTACGATAGGCAGTCGCCACACCCTCAATATCAAACGGGGATTCAATAGCCAGTTTTTGAATCCAGCCTAAAAGCTCCTCAGCACGCGGACCAGCGGCGGCGAGTGCGTCCGTCATTGTCATTGTGGCGTCTGCTGTTTTCAGTTCACGCGCGACAAGGGATTGCATGGTCATTTCCATGCGTTCCCATTCTGCGGTTGCGTCCAGTGCCTGTTTGCCCAATGCCACAAACGCCGCCGCGCCAGCCGCCGCCAAAAGACCCGCGCCTTTTATTAGTCCGCTAATCGAATTTTGGGCGCTCTTGAATGCGCCCTGCGACCTGTCCTGTCCGTTTATGATTATGCTAACTTCTTGCGCCATTCTTTCGCCTCTTGGCAAACCGCGCCTCACGCTCGGCGCGTTTGTTTAGTTGTTCCATTACAAAGTTATGACGGATTAGCCATTTCATTTTTGTCCAATCTTCGCCCGGTTCATTCATGATCTCCCAGGGTGGAATGTGCCAATCCTTCGCCGCGCTCCATGCCCCAAACCAGAGCGGGGTATCTTTCGCCCCGCCCTGTATGGCTCTTACTAAGAGGCGGCGGTCTGAGGGTTTAGCGCGCTATCCGTGATGAACTTTATAAATGCGTCGCTGACCTTGTTCATCTGGTCAAAATCAAGGTCAAGCAACATATCATTCGCTTTTGCTTCCGGTATCCTGTTGCCGTTATCGTCTACCATATAACGGGCAATGATGGGGCGTAAAAGGTGTAACTGCTTTGTTTCCAGTGCCTCAAAATCGCGCCATTTCAGTTTTATGTCATCTTCTTTCAACTCTAATCTAATCGTTGTCACATTCTACCTTTCTACTAAGCGGGCGCCACTGTCTCATTGACAAGCACAATCGTTCCCTTTTTACTGGCGGCTGTTGACCATGCCACGCGGAACGTACCAGTCACGACATTATTGCCGTCCTGATCGTCCAGCGGCTCGAACTCCATCCATTTACCGTACAGGTCAAAGCGGAGCGTTTTGTACGTGTACGCGCCTGCGGCGGTCAAGGCTGTACCTTCAAATTGCAACCTCAACGCCCGTTCGGTTTCTGCCCGCCATGCGGCGATTTCGGCTGTGGCTGTGGCGTCATGCTCAAATGTGACCTGTAGCTCTGGCTGGTTGCCGACAAATTTGACGCTTGTGAAATACAGGTTACCGTCACCAACGGGGATGGGCTGCCAGCCTGTCGGATTCATCGTCAATTCAAATGACAAGAGGGTAGCACTTTTTTGTGTAGTCCCAATGGTATCGCTCGATGGGTCAATCCAGATTTTGCCCTTGCTGGTCAAGATCGTTTCGATCCCTGACAGGGTGGTTAATCCTGCTGTGTATGTGGTGGTAGTCACGCCCTGTCCTTCAACAAGAGCAGACACCATAACCGCCTCGCCCTGCGAACCGCTAAAGGTCAACTCACGGACGAAACCGCTACGCATGATTTCCGCCTGCTGGTTGTCTCCTCCTTCGATTACCAGATAGGCGATGTCAGACGAAGCGATCAAGTCAGTTGAAACGGTCTGCATGTTCCATGTGCGTATCAATCCAGTACCCACCCCTGTGTCGGTTGTGGCGGTGGATGAATAAATTGCACTATTGAGGATGTAGGGCAGTTCTTCAAAGCTGCAAGCCTCTTCCAGCGTGATTTCTGCGCCTGTTTTGGATGTGTAGGAACGTCCAGAGCCGCCGATGATGCCGACGTTCTCCTCGGGGAATACCACCTCACGGATGTCGTCAATCACGCCCGTCCCCGTCCACATGAAGGTTGGTATATCGGTCGTTCCGTTTAGTGCCATCGTTCCGATCTGTACTTTGCGTAATGCTGTTATTCCTGGCATGGTCTAATCTCCTTTAATCATTCAAGACCTCAAATCTTTCTGCCTTTCGGCTCCCCTAAAGTCCCAAATTTCTAATGTCTTTTCTCAATTCATCGTGTATAAAATTGCCAATGTGACGTGAGTACCGTTTCACTGTTGACAATCTCAATCCTATTTTATCCATCGCTATATCAAAGGGCTTTTCGTCGCCCATTGCGTCGTTATCGTACTTCATCGCGCCAAGCACCCTGCCCGCCACGCTGATAAACTGGCAATGATGAGATGTCGCATAAGCGTACACACCTTTATATTGTCCTCTGTAGTCCATATCCTTTAGCGTGTTCTTTTTATGAACTACCGGGTCGCGCCCAATGCTTATACAGAAATCACGCTCGTATTGGTCGGGGATGAATCTGCCTACCTCTAAACTGGCGTTCTTCTTCATCCACTTTTTAGTATTCTCACATCCCCAGCGGAATGATGTCCTAATCGGATTACCTGAAACACAAGCCGCATTCGGATATGTTTCGAGTAATTCCATTTGAGCATCAAGCCAGCCGGGATAATATAAAATGTCGTCGTCACTCATGGCGATAATGCTATTAGGCGGGAACATCCGAAACAATGCCACTCGCGCCGATGCTTTACCGACATTCTCAGATTGAACGAATACAGCGGGCTTGAGTAGTGGTATCCAGTTCCTTAGCGATTGACATGAGCCGTTATCCCAAACCGCAAGGCTGAAAGGGCGTCCCGCAAACTCTGTCATACTTTGAATGCACCGTTGGATAACTTCCAGCCTGTGTTCGTGATACCCTTCCATATTGGGCAGGTGGGTGATAACTGCAAGAATAACGGGATGGTAGTATCCGACCTTTGCAGAGCGTAGGGGATTAAGACCGATTCGCATACGCCTCCAACATGACCTCTTCAGACTTGGACCCGCCCGCCGCCTTGATCTTCTCGTCAAGGATATTTAACAGGCGTGTGTTTTCTTCGATTGCACCCACTATCATGGCGGTGGTAATGGTCGTTTTGATGTAGGCGTCCATCATCTTGATGAAATCGGTCATAACCTTTTTGCGGCGTTGCTTATTCTTGACTTTCTCCGCACGTTTGAAAGCGGCGTCAACCTGTCCAGCAAGTACGTTGCTTTTCTGCATTAACTCGACCTGCTTTTTATTCAAAGCCTGTCGCGCTGCCTCAAACTCCTGCCTTGAAAAGATGAATTCACCGGAGGCGGCAATCATGGTATCGGCTTTGTCCTTATAGCGTTCATTCTCCTGCCTGACACCATCCAATTGCCCGAACTGAATGCCGTGATGCAATTGCTCCTGCACCGCCTTGACGATCTCGCCTCCATCCTTGCCAGTTTCCATGAAATGCTTGATCTTCTCGGATGTCGCTTTCATCTTTTCGTTATACTGCGCTTCGATGTCTGGTTGTTTGGCGTTGACTTCCTCAATCTTGTCTGTAAACAGTTTGTAGTCAATCTTTACATCGCCTTCATACCCATACAGCGGGGCGGATAGCATCCCACAATGCAACTCGACCTCGATGCCCCTGCCAAGTGCCACACCGACCCACAAAGCCACGCCGTCGCGCTGGTATCTATACTCTGTGTCCGTTTCCATCTCCACGCCGTACAGTTCAATCTTTTTGTAGTTCATGGACGCGGCGAGTGCCAAGGCATAAGCAACCGATGAAGTAATATAGCGTTTGTTAAAGTGCAAGCCTTGAAAAACATCTTCAAGTGGGAAGCGTACCGATTTCGGCACGTCATCATACTTATCCTGCATGTAAACGACTGTCTCAGTTTGTGTTTTCAGCCAGTCGTAATGCCCCGCGTGGTTTCTGTTCTTCGGGTTCTTCCAAATGACCGGGGCGTGCATCTGGAAAACCGCATCCGCACGAGGACACCATGTTTCGCTTGGGTTGCTTAGTGCCTCATTGAACACCCAAATGTCGCAATCCGTCCGCGTGAAATCAAACTCTGTCCGCGTCTTGGGGTGACTTCCTACAATGGCAACGGTATCTTTCAAGCATAACCTTTCTACTAGGTACTCACTGGCGTTTCAAGCGTCTTGAATGGGACGCTAAAACTGACCATTTGCGTTGTAACCGTGTCCCATAGGGCAGGGGATACGGTAAAAGAAACGGGAAATTGAATGGTGTCTACCGTCCCGTTCAATGTCGGGTCACCGCCCAAGCGAGTCAAGAACTCAGGGACAAGCACGTTTATTCTTTGGTAAGCATCTTTTATGTTCGTGCGTGAAAAGTGGAAGTCCACTTGAACGCTGATATTACATTGCGTCATGGTTGCGTTTTGTGCTATCGCGTTTCCTTCCGCAATGTGGGCAATGGACAAAGGCAGGGCGGTCGCATCTTCGATGGGGTAATCAGGCGCGGCACGGATATTCGTACAGGCTAAAGCCAGGTCTTGTAATCGCGCAATGGCATTATCGATCACGCTCATGGAATCACGCTCTTATAAATGTACTTTTGCAGGATTTCATTTGCTACTGGGTGAATGCCTGCGGTGTATACCATCTGCCCCAACTCCGCCGACGCGCTGGCGTCCCTCCATCCCTGCTTTTCCTGCATGAAAAGGGATGTAGCCTGAATGATGCACGCCTGTTTTATATCTTCGGGAGGAGTTGCAGAATAACCGAACACGCCCACGATCTTGACACCTTTGGGATACCCATAGAATGAGTAGTAATTCCCGTTTACCGTGTCAAGTTCAATCCTGCGGATGGGTTCGGCTTTGGCGGCGTAGTTATAGGGCCATGCGTACCAATCCGTAGCCGCTAAAGATGTGTAACCAGACGATGTGACCTCTCCGCCCTCTGATACCGCAATGGATGTAATGCTAACCGCCTCATCAATATCAAGGCAGTCATCCCCGCTGGTATAGTAACGGGTTTCATCAACTGTAATTGGGTAAAAGTAGTTATCCCATTTTCCCAAAGCGCGGTCAATCATCCGACTGGCGCGCGTGATGTAATCAGGAAGGGCGTCGTCGTATGACGTAGTACCACTAAGCCCCAAATCGGGATTTTCTTTCAGGTCTGCGAGAGTGCAATAATCAGCCATAAGGATTTTGGGGGAGGGCTGTTAGACCCTCCCCCGTTGATCTAACTAGGTCGAAGTGAAGTTGCTGGGCATGGCGTTACCGGGATAACGCGGTTCTTTGTATGCCACAATTCCGACCACCCAAGAGGTAGTATCGGCGGCGGGGTCAAGTGAGACACGCACATAGCGGGTCTGGACCTCATCGGGGTTGACTTCGATGACCAGCAAGGCACTTGCAACGTCAGTGCTGGCGACGGTGTTGGTTGCGGTTGACTCGCAGGCGGTAATCGTTCCCATTGAAGGCGCACCACCGACCGCATTGGAAATGCGGTACGAGAAGTCAACGTTTGCTTCTGTGTCACTGTCCGCGCCTGTGGTCGAACCTTCCACCGCGACGGTAATCAAGCCAGTATCGGTCACTGAAATCGCGCCAAAGTTGCACACGAAAGTAACCCAATGGCAGAGGGACAGGTCAACGAATGAACTCACACGAGCGGTATCGTTGGTTGCTGTCGCTGGTACAAGAACGGGCAGGGCTTCGAGAGCCTCAGCAAAGCGAATTTTAGCCATTTTCTATATCTCCTTTTTTATCCCGTATTAGGTGGTCGCAGCCAAAGCAACGAACGGGCTGACGGTATCGCTCGAACCATTGAACGGGGTCAAGGCACTATTCCAAGCGGGTTGCCCATCCACACGGTACACGAAGCGGAAGGCGGTTTCATCGGTCACGAATTGGACGTGAATCGAAGATGCCGATTGAATGCCACCTTTTTGAATCATGGCGTACTGTGAAGGACTGACCAGCATCAAATCGCCCAAAGTGCCGAGGGCGGGGTTATATTCGGTTTCGATAAGCGGGCGTCCGTAAATCGTCCCGTAAGGTGATGCACTCATTCCGCCGGGAGGCAGATAAACGGGCATTTGTCCAACTGACATGCTGATCAATTGCGGGTGAATGTTGGGGGAGGCAAGCCAAATGTAATCTGACACACCGACCCAACGCCGCGCCCACATGCGGGCAATGTCAAGGTGGTCAATCTCGCTCGCATCGGTACGGGTTGCAGACACAAGCGCGGGCGAAGTCAGAATACCAAGCGGTTTCCCAACACCGTCGCCGTTGACGATTGAATCCTCAACCTTGAACCGCAGTTCTTCGGGAACATACTGATTAATCCACCCCTCAAGAGCGGTAGCATCGTCAAGCAGTTCATCGGTTGCGTAGCACAAAGCCGCAACCCTTTTGAGTTTCAGGTCAATCTGTCGGAATTTCGGCTTCGTGGCGGTCTTTGTTCCGCCCTCATTCAGCCAGTACCCCAACACGCCACCAAAGCGGGAGCCATCGGCGCGGCTGGTTTCGTCAATCGCGTTGATAAGCATCCCGTTACCTGATACGGTCAAGGGGTTGAAGAACGAAAGCAGACGACCAACACCGTACATCCGTTGAAGAATGCCAGCCTGTACGTCCTGCTGTACCAGGAAGCCGCCCTGTGATGGAATGGCTTCGTTCATGCCTGTGGCTTTGATGTTCTTGACCACAAATCCATCGTCCGACATGCGTGATTTCAGACGCGGGTCAAGCGAAGCACCCGGCATTGCGGCATTCTTGACCGCTTTGAGGAAGTCACCCGCGTTCATGGGCTGGTCGGCTTCATCCTTCACGATCTCCACATGCCCCGCGAATCCTGCTTTTACTTCGGGGGCAAGTTCATCGGCAAATTGCTTTACTGCGGCGGTAGCCGATTCTTTCGCCGCGTTGACCACTTCGGTTTTGAAATCACCAAGCAGTGCAACCATTTCCTCTTTTTCCATGTCCTTATTCTCCTGTGGTAGTAATGACTTTAGAGCCACTACCGCATTGCGTGGTTCTGCGGGTGTATGCGTGATGCTTGCATCCAATCCCAATGACCACTTATCAATTCTGTATGATTTTCCAACCGGGGTTCTCTCGACAAGATGCGCGGCGGTCCCAGAACTCCACCCCAACTTTCCAGCCCTTGCCAGTTCTGCGAGCGCCTTTTCGTAATCATCCCGCTCCTGCATGATGAACTCTGCCCACACCCCAACATCGTCAACGGATAAATCAGCCTTTCCAAGTTTGCGGTGTTTCAGGTTCTTATCCAATCCGTGATTGAAGTACACGGTTGACTTTGCAGGAAAATCCACGTCGTAATCAGTTTCAGGCGTGAAGAAATCGCCCGTCAAGTCCGGGTCTTCTGGGGATGAAAAGCGCACAAGATACCCGCCGAATTTATTGTCTCCGAGAGCCTTGATTGCATCACCGAAAGTTACCAATGTCTCTAATTCTTCCATATTCACCTCAACGCAAAAAGCACAAACAACCATGTCGGTCATTTGTGCTTTGATAACCTATCAACAGCAGGGGATTATGGATTTTCGCGCAACCTGCGCCCGTCCAGTCCCTTATTAGATTGTTAGTATCTTACCACAAAAATTATAAATCGTGTTTCTTGATAAGCCTGGCAATCCAACGATTGTAAATCGTGGCGATCTGCTTTGTCTTTCCTTTTGCAGTCTCGTACAACTTGCGCCAGCCGATACGAGCCATGTGGCGCGCCTGCTGCTCACCGTGTACGTATGAGGCATAAGATACCGGGTTGGAAATCTTCATCCCGATCTTACTATACGGGACGCTTTGCCAGCGGGTGCCTAGTCTTTCAGATGATAGAGTGTTTCTACCTGCGGATGTCTGTGTTCCGCGTCCGCGAATGTAAAAAGGTGTAGGCGGCTGGTTGGCTGCGGTTGAAGGCGGATAATTCCTTAATCCTTTGGTATCCAGTATCAAGTCTGTTATTTCAATGCGTGCGCCCTGTAAGTAATGCGGCAACTCCGCGCTAAACTTGCTCAGCGCGATTTGTTTTTTGTCCGCGTCAATCTCTACGTTAATTGAAACTGGCATTATGATTTCACCGTTGTCGTTATCCAACACCGACAATTTACATGGGCGGGCGGATTTTCAACGTCGTTGAAATCTTCATCATGCGCAACTTCCATCCCGTCCAATGGCGCACAAATTGGGCAGACCCTATCGTCCACGTTTGTATACCAGCGTTTTATCACCTTGAATCCTGGGTATTCTTTTACCAGTTCATTGGCGTAAATCTGTGTCGCCTCTGCATAAATGCGGGTCGTTTCTGTGACCGCAATCCTCAACGCTCTATTGTTCCCGAATACAGGCTCTAATATTGCAACTACATCAGCATAAGACGCCTGACCGCTTGGCATAAGTGACAAAGCCTGACGCAAAGCATCAACGGTAGTCTGGTCAAGTTTCGCCACCCAATCGGTGACATACTCCCGCGCAAACTGCAACGCCCGCTCATTTACAACCGTTTCGCCTAATGTGTATCCCAATTCACCCTCAAGGTCATAAATCCCCGCCAGGATTGCGTTACGCAATAAGATTACCAATTCGTTGATTTCCTCTGGCTCGTTCTGGACGTACACGCCAGCGGCGATAATGTCTTTATAGTTTGCCTGTACACCCTCGAGAATGGCGGCAAACTGACGCTTGAAACGTCGTAAAATGGCAAGCCTGATCTTGTTTTCAGTCTTGCTCTTTTCATCCCGCATGGGTTCTTTGGGGTCGCGTTCAACTGCCTTGACTTCACAATACAATCTCCCCGCCTTTCCATGCAGATAAGGGACAATGGCGGGCAATCGCTTTGTAATCGTCTGTATGGTGTCTCGCACTATATCCGTCATTTATACATCTTCCTTATCCGCTCGCGTTCCTTTATGTGTAATTGCACATCGCGCCGTTCCAGACTCTTTTTACGCCATAAGTATACACCCAATGAGCGCTCAATATGACATGCTTTTTCCCCCGCTTTCATTACTCTAAGCCAAAATTCCCAATCGCCCGCTACTTGAAAAGACTCATCGAAGTAACCGTATTTTTCATGCAGTGATTTTCTCCACATCGGCATTGGACCGGGGAAGCATCTCGTTTTCAGTTTGTTGTAATCGCCCGTAGTACGCTCCCACAGTTCCAATGTCCCGCCAGTGTTCCGATGTAACCAACTGTGACAAATCGCCGCGCCCGTCCTGTCCAATTCATCCGCCATGATAGTCAGGGCGTTATCGTGGAATAAGTCATCTGTGTTTGCACTGGTAAGATACTTCCCCTGTGATTGTTTGATTCCCATGTTCCAAGCCGTATACAGCGGCGGGATGTCTGGGGTTAGTATCGGGGTCAATCCATACTGCATCCCAATCTCATGCTCTGCGCTTCCCGCCTGACAGATAAGCACAATTTCACAGTCCTGCTTTTTCAGGTTGATTAGCCGTGTTTCAATATAATCCTCTGAATAGTAACCACTAACCAGGGCGCTTATACGGGATGTCATGCTTCCTCATCAAGTATTCACGGTTCGCCTTGCGTTGTGGCATGTGTTCCTTCATGTATGCTTTACGTTCCGGCATTCGTTCCTCTTCTCTATGATACACGCCCCAATCTTCACGATCTATTATCGTCCACCTGTACCCGGCTTTCTTTGCCCTGATCGCATAATCCGCCGCCTCAAACCACATTGGGGCAAAGGCTTCGTCCCACCATTTACCGATCCCCTCATAGACTTTGCGGGGCGTGAACAACATCCAATTCTCGATATATTCAAAGCCGTAAAGCGCATCCACCACATGAACGAATGAATACAGACTGTCATCCTCCATGTACTCGAAACGATATGCGGGGAATGGCTTTGTAATCAGCATGTCATTACTGGACGTTATATACCAGTCTGAATCGGGTGTTTCTTTTAGCCCCACATTGAACGCGGCGGGCAGGGAGATTACATTTGGCGTCCTGACCATCTTCACGCCTTCGTAATCTGGATAGAATGAGCCATTATCCACGCAAACTACATTCAACGTCGGCGCGTTTCGTTTCAGGCTGTCAAGGAACGGCTTTGTATAGTCCTCCCAGCGTTTCACTCCCACAATAATGATGGAAACCATTTTGTTATATATCCTTTCTCGAATATCGGTTCCTTTGTGTTCGGCGTTATGTTGATTATTCGTCTACCGTCCGCTTCCCAATACTGTTTAGCCAGTCTGAATGCGGGAAGTAGCTTGTCCTGGTCGTGTGGGTCTGTCCCGGTAACATTGTCATAGTCTGGGTGGAATGACCCGAAAGTGTAATCATGGTCAAGTCCCACGAGCAGGGCTGTTCTAAAATCCAGCCAATAAGCCAACTGCAAACATACATAAATCACGCTCCATCCTTCCCACAGATCCCAACGTTTCCCGTGTCTTTTGAAAAAGGCATGTTCACCAACAGAGTGAATCGGTTGACACCCTGGGAACAGGTGCGCTATTTTGTCAGTGATGAACATCTGCGAATTGAGCGATTTTATTTCTTCCGCAAGTGGCGCCATGTCCGCATGAACTGTCACATAGTAATCAGGGCGGATAATGTGACCATCCGCACGCTGTAAAAATATCTTATTTACTCCCCATGTCGGGTACTTTTGAAGAAACCCCATCGGTACATCATTCAGGCTTGGACCGTTCCCAATAATAATACAAGTATCATTCTTCATCGAATGACTGGCTTTCATCCCGCAAGAAAACGCGCTTGATCGTGCTGTGTGGATAGGGCGGGTACTGGTCGCCGTGTTCCTTTTTGATTTGCGCCCAGCCTAAAGGCTCGATAATGTCCTTGTAATTGCGGGCGAATTTGAAATATCCGTCCGTTTCCTCTTCGTTCTCTGCGGTCATTATCAGGTATTTTGCCTTGCTAAATAGCGTATGAATGACCCAATCCAAATCGTAGGGCAGGTGCATCAATACCCCCACGCCATAGATGACATCGAACTCAGGCAAGTCGTTTACTACGTCCTCAAGCGGCGCATTGATAATATTTATCCCCTCAAGTCCGTTGTAATGTTTGCGCCCAAGTTCCAGCGCTTCGGGGCTGATCTCCAAGCCCGTCAAATTGGTGTAGCCTTTGCTATGCAGCATGGATAAGCATTTCCCCGTATTGCACCCGTATTCAAGAATTGACATATCAGGCAAAATCCAGCGGGGAATGACGGATAACATCATTTTTAAGCCAACATCCATCTTTAGGTAAAATTCAGGTTGTGTGAAACGGTACAGCTTCCCACCGTTAATTTTCCTGATTTCTTCGTTTGCTTTGGATGGATAGCGGAAGAACTCTTGACGATTGAAATTCATTTATTAGCCTTTCTACTTGATGTATATACCTGCCACTATGGCACACTTTTTACACTGTTCGGGATATATCCCCTTCCTAAAATTCTTACGAATATCCCGCATCCGTTCCCATATTTCAACCGCTGAATTTTGTAAGATATTACCGTGTACAAATTCACCGTTCAAATCTTCGCAGCATTTCACCACGTCGCCATTCGCCAGGATTGTGAATGTCTCGAACAGGTTCGAGCAGTATCGCGCACCCGTAGGGCGTGATACGGTTTCCCCGTAGGGTGTTTCCTGTGTGGACCATTGGTGCATCGGGACGGATTTATACTCGACCCAATCCCCGAAAAAGTCTTTCAGGTATTGCGGGACAGTGGCAACCTCTCCGCCTGTGGCATAGGTGTTATTGATAACCACCTTTTGCTTCTTTGCGATCTCCAACACCTTCGGGGCGTGCTTGCTGAAATTACCGCCAATCCTGATATAGTCGTTTTCTTCCGGCGTTGTACCATCGAACGAAACGCGCATCTCGGTTAGGTAAGGAATGGGTCGGATGAGTGACGCATTGGTGACAAGTGTAGTCTTTTGCACACCGTGAATATATGCAAACTCTACAATCCGCTCAAGGTCTTTATTGAGCATCGGTTCGCCACCGTGATACAAGACCAGAACACGCGGCACGAATGGCAGGCGGGTGAATATGTCTACAAATGACTCAAAAGACAACAGCCCGCGCAAATTCTCAATTGGGCAATGTCTGCATCTGAAATTACACCTGCCCGCCGTTTCTATGCGGACAACATCGGGGAAGTCTACCCCGTAATCCAGCATATCACGTCACTTCCGTCTGTGCTGGCGTCCGTTGCTCCCATGACCCACAACTCGTTTAGATTGGCAATGCGCCCTTCCTCAAAATACAACAACCCGTCATCTTTGAGGTAGAACAGGTCGGAGGATGAAACATCGCTGGACGTTTCCTTTGCCGTGTTCCCGACCCATGCGTAGGTGCTGGTATTCTTGCCGGGGAAGGTGATGAATAACCCAGATGACATATTCCCTACATCTGGTCCCTGTGTGGCGACTGCCGCCGTCAAGCTGATTTGTCCGCTCAAAATCTTTGAAAGTGCCATTATTTATCTCCTGTGATTAGATACCACCACGCCAGTATGAGAGCCTCTTCGTCATCCCTGACGTAGTATTGTTCCTTGATTCGTTGCATCAAATGACGCGCAATTTGCATCTGTGCGCCTGCTCGTGGAGGAGTATACCAAAGTAGCAACATTATATAGTAACCAATTCCAAATCGAATCCGCTCTTTGCGTCAATGTCGTTTGCAGAGCCGATGCCTGATACCTTGATAATGCACGGACCCGCAAAGACTGGCGGTATTTTCCAATACCTGTCAAAAGAGTTTGCGCCTGTTGATTGTAGTCCCATATCTTCCTTGCGTAAGAATCCCGTCGTTTGTACATTGGGGTTCTCGTTCACACGCAATTGAAAATCAACCGTTGCAGCGGCGGCGGATGCTCCATCAATCGAGCAGCCCCACCGCCACAATAACGCCTTTTGTATCGAAGGCACGCCATAGATTGCCATTTCTGTTTGACCGTCACCAACAGCAATCACCGCCGTTATTGTCGCGTCATCTGCCGCTGTTGCACTAATGACTCCCGCGTTGGTGGTCTTTGCAGCGGTATAAATGCACTTCATCCGGTGGATGATAACGTAACTGTTCACGGTGTTGACTGGCGTTGTGCCATTCAATGCAACCAGTTCGCTTGTCTCTGCGGTATCCCATGAAGTCAAGCCATAGACACGCACATTGAATCCGGTATCAGCCGCAGAAGATGAAACGATTGCATGAACGCGGGCGGCGGTAGGAGCCAACCATACGGGTTGCGTTGCGGCGGCGTCCGCCCTGCTCCAAACGTCGGTAATCGAAGTTTGTATCCCTGATGGGGCAATACCGAACTTATTTACAACGGTTCGCCCTGTAATGTTCCCGTATGCCACTTCACCGAAATAATCGGTAAGTTCATCTTCGCTAGTCGTGTATGCCTTGACCACCTGACGCTGTGAATTGTCACCTTGTAATTCCGTTTCAATTACAGTGTCAACAGGTATCGCACCCGCCTGGTTATCGTTGCTCCTATAAGTGACGTTGCTCATTGCGCCTCGAGTCCTTCAATGCGTCCTTCCCTGTCACGAACCACCCGCGCCCGCTTCGGTTTATCCACTTTCACCGGGGCTGGTTTAACATCAATGTTATTGATTACCTCAACAGGGGTTGGATTGACTTCATTTGTCACATTCACCACTGGGGCTGGCTGTTCCGGTACGTTGACATTTACAATCGGCGCCTCCGCCTTGACTTCCACCGCCTTTTCATTCAAGGTAAACGACGTGGCGGGCAGGTTGACGATCACAGGCTGGGCGTCATGCTTCTCTGCGAGTTTGTTTATCGCCTCAGCCAGTGCCTTAATTTCATTGTCGTTAGTTTCCACAACTGGCATACTAGGCGGATCCACTTCAAACGCCGCCTTGATTTCTGCCTCAGTAGTAGCAACATCCAAACGCGCTTTGATCTGTGCTGCAACTTCCGCGCTAATGTCCTTTGGCGTCCAGTCAAATACAAGACTGTTACCGCGCTTGAGTTTACGATAGGCTATATCCTGCCATGTTTTCATCTCCCGTAACTGGTTGACGTTGAATACTGACCGCATATTTATAGGCTCTTCGTATGGCTCATAATCAACATCTTCCATATCATCAACGTTTCCCGCTGGTTGCTGTCCTGTAAGTTGTGGCGGGATGGGTTCTGGTTCTTTTTCTTCCCATGTAAACCAGAGAGGCATGTCAATTCCAAACGCTTCGATTGCCGCCTTATCAGCATCCACACGGCGGGCGTCAGATAAAATCTGGTAGAGTGTTTTCGCACCTGCCACACGTTGGCTTTCCTCTTCCATGCTCGGCTCGGCGCCCTCAGGTCGAAACTCGAAGCGATACCCAAGACGCTCGAATATCTGGTTGTTCAATGGCTCCTGCATACTGTATGCCATCGGTGTCAAGGTATCAGTAAACCACGTGCTTTTATGTACCTGTGCGGTTGCGTAACTGTCCGCATTCTGTAATAGTGCGTCCTGTGGCATACCCACCGCAATAGCGATATTACGCAGGGCATTATCGTAAATGTTCTGCTTCTGCAAACTTTCCACGCCGTCGCCAATGGTGATGGGGGTGAACTTTCCATTAAACACCTTGCCCATGTACTTATACCAGCCGCGAATGACTTTCGTCCAAACAGACTCAACCTCTGTCGCTGAAACCTTATCCATCACGCCGTCAAATGTCAAGATTGTCGGCTTGATTCCACCGCGCTCAAAGAAGTCTCGGATGAACAGGTCTGCATAGTATCCGATACCCGCCGCGTTCATCATTGCTTTGAATGGGGTGGTGTCATCTGGCAGTAGTTCATTCTCCCAATTCAGATTGAAGATATAAAAGATATTACAGAAACCCTTTTCGATGGGGTAGTATGTGGCAGTCGTTCCAATGGTACGCTCAAACCCTGCCAGCGCGCCCGTTTCGTCTGTTTTCATCTTCGTTATGGTTGACGGGGCAATGTAACGCAAATTCAATAATCGGCTTCCCTTCGTTTCCTGAAACCCGAATGCCTTATTTGTCATCAACAGCGATTGCGTCCACATCCTCAGCAAGTGGCGGGGATTGGGCATAAAGCCGACTGCATTTTTCCATTCGTCGCTTGTGTCAATATCAGTACCACCCTTGACCACCGCAAAAGGCATGTTTGCCAGCGTTGACGCTGTGAAGTTGACGGCACGATATACCGCTGCAACACGGCTATATAACTCTTTCTTCTCGGATGCTGGCGGTTCGGTTGAATATTTCCACATCTCCCCGTCACTATGCCAGGGGTCAATCGTTTTCATCTCGCGCCCGTTCATAAATGTTATCTTTGCCATGTTGCTCCTAATCGTAACTGCTAATCAGCCACTCAGCAGGAACCCAAGCCAACACAACCGCGTCAGCACAATCGGGCGACCTGCCCAAACGTTTCTTTATATCTTCCTTTGCCTCTATCTTGATTCCGTTGCTCTGCATTGTCCAGCGTGCCGCACACAAGTCGGCGCGTAGTTCGTCATCGGGCGGCAGCATGATATTTGAACCACTGGACGGGTCCAATGCTTCCCTAAATAACCAGTAACATTCTGCCCGCTTATTTATAAATTGCAACCGTCCGCTTTTATCCGTCCTGTCGCTTTTGTTTGCAAAGTTTATGGGAGTGATGGATAATCCCTTTTCCCTGCCAATGTCAAAGGCGGAAGCACCAACACCGATCACATCCGCATTGATTGACCCACCCAATACCTGCCACAAAGCGACAACGCTTTGACCATCCGGTGTTGACCTTCCTGAATGTTTCTGTAACCTATCGAACCACCTGCCACGCCTCGGCGCGTTGACGGTCTTATCATCACCGCCCCTTGCCACATCTCCACCAATAACAAGCGGAAGCATTTCAGGCGGCTCAGGTGTCCATCTGTCCATTGCCGCTTGTACCCATGCCCTCGGCAGTACCTGATAGGCGTCATCTGTAAGCATGGCAGACCAATCACCATTTAGTAGTGCGTCCCTCAACATCGGCTCCATGCTCATCAACTGGCGGCGATATTGCTCACCTAAAAACGGGTTATCTTTCAAGCCTGCGGGAATGAATGTGCGGGAAAGTGCATCAGGGTCATCCTTCGTAGTTTCCACGTCGTTACCGTCAATGTCCCGCTTATACCATCTAATTTCACCCGGCTTTGCTTCTTTCGTTACAAGCCAAGCCCGCCAGCGTTGCATAATCCATTCTATACCCTCACCGATTGGATTGGCGCTCGATACCAGTCTGACCCGTTTCCCGTCTGCTGATCTTGCACGCGAAAACATGAACTCATAAGCGTATTTTGGGAACTGCTCCAACTGGTCAAATCCTATGAAGTCATACGGAGCGGAGGCATATTGCGATTCATCACCCGGCACCTGTGGCGTTCCGACCCGCTCCATGTGACCAAACTCGATACGCCTGCCATCAACCATCCAAAAATGCTTGCTTGCGTTATATCCGCCCCTGTCGCCAAAGAACTCTAAAGAGCGTGAAATAAGCGACCGCTCCAAGTCTGGGAATGTCCTACGCAATAGTAAAGAACGGCGGTGCATGGTGCGGGCAAGTCCTAATAATAAATCAGACTTTCCACCACCCGCCGCGCCTCCGTAAAGTATTTCAAAAGCGTCTGAAAAGTAGGCATTGACCTGTGGAAAATTTGCGGGGTGCGGTTGCCAAACCATATCATAGGTCAACACTTCCCATTCTTTCAGATACGTGTCAAGCACTCTTGTTCATCTCCTGCGCTATTGCCTGCGCGAGTTCCTTCATGCGTTGCATCTTATCCTCATCGCTTATCTTTGGCGTCAACGGCTCGCCGCCGCTGGTCACGTCCGTTCGTTCGATGAATTTTCCGTGTATCTTCAAAATATCGCGGAGCGCTGATTGCTTATCATATAACTCAACCTCCAAATCAATGACCTCCCTATCCTCATCGCTTTCGCTTTTTGCTAAATGTGTAATAGTGCGCTGTTTGACTTTCTTTATAAGTCCAGTTAATCCCAATTCTTTCGCCTTGCTCATATCGAGACTGAAACCCATAGAAGAAACGTCCATCAATTGCGCTATGTCGCCGCGCGCAATATCAGCGGTAAGTTTTAATGCTTCTTCCGCGCTCATGTGGACTTCTGCCAATCGTTCTTGGATTACAGCTGAAATCTCAACATCTTTCAACAAACGCGAGCCGTGTGAGTATGCCGTTTTCCCTGAATACCCCGCTTTCCTTGCCGCATCAGACGCGTTAAAAGACTGTAAATAGTAGTCTACAAATAGCGCCTGCTTTTTGTTCACACCGTCACCCCTTCCGGTTCTTCCACTCGCGCACCTGCAAACAGTCCCTCAAGTTCCTTATGCGGCGGCTTGTGTTCCCAAGTCACTGTGACTTTGATCTGCGTACCGGGCGGGATGTTGATACCGTCCTGACGCGTGAAAATATAAATGTGCGGCTCATCGTTTTGTTCTCCGCTCATCAGGTGCGCCAGTTCGTGCGCTTTCAGGAACATAAAATCCAAATGCTTCATCTGTTTGCCTTTGTCCAGACCTTCACCCAATCGACATCGAAATAGGCGGGGAATGTGACATTAGTAGGAGGGTTGGCAAATCCATCAAAACTCCATTGAAACAAAATATGCAATCGAGCCGTTGGCATTTCTTCGGGCGGAAATGTAACAATCGGGAAATCATCAATATAAACAGTGATCCCGTCCGTGTCCCAATAGCAACCCCACTTGTGATACTCACCCTGTAAAACGCTTGTCCATATCTTTGTATAACTGTAGCTGATTGCATTTGACAAATGGGTGGTGACATAAATTATGTTCGTTCCAAGTATCTCAAAAATGTCTATCTCGTTTTTAGGCACTGTAATATCGTCGCGATCTTCATCATACAAAAAGAAAGCGGGCCAGATGTACCCTGTCGGGAGTTTGCAGTAACACTCAAAATACCCGTATTTATAATCATCGTCTGAAATCAGCAACGCGCCCTGATATTTACCGTCTACCAGTACATCACTCCCGACCTGGCGCAAGCCGCCGCCCTCACGGATGGTATTATTCGCCTCGATCCAAACAGTATCTTGATATACAATATTTTCGCCTGTCCGCATGTTCCAAGCGTCAAGGTCTGCAAACTCTTCCAAAAATGATACCTCCCAACCTTCGGGGAAATAGTAAGGCGTGTCCATTTCCGGCACTGTGTACTCTGTTGACGGGTTGACATAATAGACCGTGACCAACTTTGGACGATTGGCGGCGGTTGTGCTATTACATGTGGACATCAAATACGAATCCGCAGACTCATCATTCAACTTGACGAGCCAGCCATATTCCCCAAAATCCGCCTTTGCAGTAACTGGAAGCGTAAAAGTTTTTGCGCCGTTCGCTTCTGTGGCAGTCACGTTCCTACCAACCCATTCGGTCTGCTCCCGATCATTTGCCCCGTCACAAAAATCCGTCTGCCATTTACCGTCAACGCCTACTGAGTATACATAATAACTAGCCTGATTCATCACAAATGGACGTTCAAGCCTGTAAATCTCAATACGGCGGGCGTTGGACGAGTTCTCGCCCTCTTGGTTCAGTGTCAATACACTGGATGATATTGTCGCCGCGTTGGGAATGACAGTTGTATCAAATCGTAATAACAACCGCCTGACCGTTCCGGCTATATTTCCAAGCCATATACTAGTGGCGGTTACATAATTAGCAGAGTCGTTTAATTTTAGAACCGTGTCAACGTCTGCGGTGCTGTCTGGTTGCATGGTCAAATACCCAGCGTCAAACTGTGCTGCCGCGCTATTGCCAAGCCCTCCCGCTGTGGATGTGCATACATCGGCGGCAATGTCGAAAGTATTAGCACCGCTCGCCAACGTCCAGTCAACCGTATATTCGGATCCGCTTCCTGCAAAGTTCGCCAATGACCCGCCCGCCGAAATGGTGATGTCACCAACCGCGAAACCTGAAACGGGGTTTGAAAACGTGACAACCATGTGGATTACATTACTCGTTGCACTACTGGCGGAAAGTGAAACAGCTACACCATACGATTCGGTTATTGTTGTAACAATGTTACCGGACGTTACTGCGGATGAAATATTATCAGACGTGATTGCGGTTGAAATCGTCATATCAGTTGAGCCAATACGTGAACACTACCGTTATCTACCTTTGCTACTGTTCCGGTTGCCTGCCATTCCCAAAACCAGTACCCCGCCTCATCCAATGCAACCGATTTATAATACACCCCCGTTGAAGATTTTGTAATCTCAGACAGTGAATAAGTATATAAGGCAGTATTTCCGCTTGGGTCTTTTACCTGTAATGTCAATTCTGTCGGGTCGGTTGCCGTCCCGCTTGAGTTTGTGATTGTCGCCGTGATGGTTATCGCATCGCCCACAATATAAGACATTCTGCCTCCTATATAAAATACGAACCCGTTAACTTCGGGCGGTTGCTTTCTGTTGTATCTTCCGATGAATAATAAACGTATGCGTCATCTGTTTCGGTGTCCATCTTGACAAGCCAGCCGAAACCCAAATCCAGACCGCTTTTTGTGGTCGGTGTTAATGGGATTGACTTGAAACCCGCCGCTTCAGTTGCGCTTAACGAAAGACTTCCAATAGGAGTTTGTTCACAATCTGCTGCATTGAAACCGCCCGCCGCCGTCCACTCGGTGCCAGTTACCCTGACATTCCATGTGACCTGTGACAATGTATTTGCGACCTTCAATCTATATACGTTTATCGTGCGGGCGTTGCTGCTTTTGTCGGAGTAACTATATAACTGTAATGCCATGCTAATATTTACCGCCCCGGCTGGAATGCTAGATAAATCAGGGTGGATGATTGCACGATACGCCCCCGACGCATCATTACGTTCACCTATAATCAAATATGTTTCTGTATTATAGTTTACGGTGGGATTACCCGCCCAAATAAAGGAATCAATCCCGCCAGCGGTTTGGATGGTAAATGGAACCTCTGCCAGGCTCTTTTGATTTCCAAGTAAAGCAATCTTTTGTCTTTTCATTGTGCCTCTCGTTACATTTTACTCCATTTTACTCACTTTCGTCATACGCGCGCCAAAGTCGTTCACTCACCTTACCCGCTAAAGTCGCCACCCTTTCGTCAATCCAATCATTGTAAAAGTGCTGCAACTCGTGGTCGAGCAGTCCTTTTAGTTTATACCCCTTCCAGTCGTTGCGGATGAATATCCTACCGAATAGCCCGCGCTTCTCTGTTCTGTCCTTGTTGTAGATGTAATAGGCGTGACAATCCTGCAATCGCTTATCGTTTGGCGGGATGAATACGATCTCAATCCACTGGCGCGCACCTATCGGTATTTTTATGATGTTCATTCCGTATCCATAACAACAAAGCGCGGCACAGTAATCGTCCCGTCCGCTTTTATCTCATGTATCACGCCGCCGATTCTGTTCCTGGCTGTTGGGACTTTTTCATAAGCGTATGTGGTTTTCATCTGCCACGACGGAAGGATAACCGCCTGCATGACATCGAACTTGAAATCTGTGGATCTCGCCTCATACGTCGAGAAGTCAGGATTATGCACGTGTCCCGTGTAAACGATGTTTGGATACCTGCGCCCATCTTCCAACGCGTCAAAATAAATATCTCTCAGCCAGTTCCGCAAAGAGTTACCGCGATTTGCCCCGCTGCCCTTGTTTGGCCCATGATGATAGAACCATGATAAGGTGTTGTTCGTTTCCAGCCTCAGCACTTCCCACGCGTATAAATCCCCATCCATGACGGCGTTCATTTCGTTTCCAATATAATCCTCCCTGTCTGTTACGTGGATGTGTGTGCCGCGTGTGTAGTAAAGTTTATCGCCCGCCTGCCAGTTGATCTTTTTTTGGAAGTAGTTCATTATTCCGATGTGAATGTCTGCTTGTTCTGTTGTGTTGAGTGTACACACGTCCCCGCTGTTGTGATGGTCGCCGTCTATTGCATCCCCGTTGTGTATCAATTCCACCCGCTTGCCCTTGCGACTTACCCGTACCTCTTCAATGAATTTGTGAAAGTGGTTTCTGATTTTTATCTGGTCGCTGCGTATCTTGTGGCTTGTCTTTTTGCCGTGCCATTCTTCACTTAGGAATAGGGCTTTGTTGCTGCCTGAGTGCATGTCGCTGACAATGACTCGCAATACGTCCTTTGCTTGTGCCAAGTTGCCTCTCTTGCGCCCGCCCCTGCGCGATTGTGTGAATATGGTCTTTTATATTCACAGTTACGGGGAAAAACTAACACTGATTTGATGAGTTACTATCCCCCATATAAACGCGATTAAGGTAATCCCGAATGCACTACTTAGAAACATTATGCCGCGCATAATCGGAAGCATCGGGCGCATCTCTTTGATGAACTCCTTGATCTCTGCTATATCCTTTTTATTCTTTTCAATCTCTGCCACATTGTCCCGTATTCTTTCCCCCATGCCTGGATTGCCGTTACCGTCGCCTTTTACTATTTTTTTAATCTCCATTATCTCATCGTGCATGTTGGCGATTTCAGCCGACGTATTCAGCATCGCGTTGTCAAAGTATGCTTTTGTCAATGCTCTCGGTGCTGCCATGTTCACCTCACAAAATATGCCGCCGCGCTTGGGCTGGCTTCCGGTTCTTGCGCCCCGCTCCAATATAAACGCGGCGGCTTCGATAAAATCATACTACAATTTCAAGAAGGTTACACCCCCAAAAAGTTACAGGTTAAAAAGTTGCCGCCCCGTCTGTCTCACGACGGCGGAGCGGCTGGGAGGAGAAAACCCTGCTAGAACAACTTCGGGGCGACTTTCTTGACACCCTCGAGGCCGAACAGAGCGAGCAGGTACGATACGATCGCGCCGAGCAATGCGTTGAAAACTGCCTCATCAATGGGGAAATTGATAAGACCGAAAAACCACTTCAGCGCAAAGCCGATCACGAGAACCAACGCACCTTTTACAAGTTCTGACAACATCTTTTGACTCCTTTCAAAAAGTCAGCGAGCCGCGCCCGCTGTTATTACCATTATACACCGCTCACTGTAAACCCATCATGGATTACAAATAAGTTTCCAATCACCAATACAATCCGCTTAAACGGTTTCCAACTCACCACAATAAAACAGCGTCCACAAATCGGACACGTCCATTGATTCCCGTTCCTCTCCATCGTGTGAGTTTCATTACTCATGTTTACAACACCGCTGTCGGGTTGTTTGGCGTGTAACTCTCGTACCAGTCAAACCACCAAAGAGGATAATACGCATCTTCGCTAATTATGTGCGGCATGGCTACGATACCACCGCGCCCCTGCGGGAAGTGCGAAGCGTTTGGATTCTCCCATGATGTCGCATAGAACCACCAGCCTTTATCTAAAACTTCCTGTATGGTTGGCATGGGTTTATTCCCGTCAATCGCATGTATACCAGGTTTCTGTATTAGATGCTTGCCATCTGTCACGCCCTGATACAAAGAGCCAGCACAAATGATACCGTCCTCAAGTTTTGGTTCTTCGTACTCAAGGTCTTTATTCCAAATATAATTCGCGCGCTTCGCTAAATCATCCGCATGGTATCCCCAGCCCTGAGTATTGGCAAAGGCTATTTTCCTGTCAAGTGTTTTCACCACGTCGTCATCGCTCATCAATGGGTTTTGAGACAGGCTGAATGCACAAATAAATAACTGGATCTCTTTTGTCATCACGACGGGGCGGATATACTTTGTGTCATCCATCAAAGCAGGTCCAACGGCAGGCATACCGTCCGGGTTATAGTTGCGGTTGTACTGAAATCGCAAGCCTTTGTATATAGTAGCGGGCGGCGGAACTTCCGAACCAGTCCGGGTGATGTCAAGCGACAAATGCCTTACAACTGCTGCCATGTTCCTGACACCGTTCCATCGTCCAGTAAATCCATTTCAACGTGAATGTTTACATTGGCAGGCGGTTCGACTGGCGGTTCGACTGGCGGCTCCACCGGGTCATCAATCACAACCGTCACCCATTCCCAATGTACGGACGACTTCACAATCCAGCCTGACATTGGTGAATAGATGTGTATCCACTGGTCATTGTAAACATCCACGCCGCTTGTTGCGTCGCCCTCAAATGCTTGATTGACCGCCAGCGTGCCGATCTGCGTGCCTTTCGGAGTACTACAAATCTTTGTCACGTCTACCGCATAACCTTTTATGATTTGTTTCGTTGCCATTTCATCTCCTGCATAAACCAAAACTGATTCAGGAACATAGCGAACTGCCCCATCCTGCGGGACGTTTGTCACTGTTCCATCTTTGACCCTGACGCTATCCCCACCACCTCCAGCGTCAAAGGCTACAACCGCGCCATGTTGCCACATGATCTCAGCAACTTCAAAAAGTTTCAAGCCTTGATTTGGATATAAGCCATTGCAGACAAACACCATCACACGCCCAGCTTCATCCAATCCGTAGCACGTCCGCGCGTGTCCTTCGGTGTACTGTGCTTCTGTTCCATATAAATATTGTTGTATATCACCATCACGGACAAGATAGCGAAGCCCTGTAATCGCGTGCTTTACGCCTGACCTGTTCACATGGTCAATGACTGCACTCCCGTCATTCATAATGTACAGGCTTGGGCGGTCTGCCACGCGCGCAACATACACCGAACCATTCTGCATGGATAAATCTTGCGGCATGGATACCTTATCCCACTCTCCTCCGTTGTATCCAAGTTGTGCGCCTTTGCTCTTTGCAACATCTGACGGGCGCGCTAATGGCGAGCCGTGTGTAAATTCAAACGCTGCCTTATTTGTATCAATGACATCCAGCCAGTAATCCCAACCGCTCCTGATTCCTTTGATGGTGGTAACGCCGTCATAAGGCGTTGTGATTACGTCATCGGGAGGGGTGGTTGCTACACCCCATTCAGTCTTAAAATCGAAATCATTATTCCAGTAATCATGGTCAATCTCTTTACTTTCAACGGCTCCGATTAAGCCGATGTCCGCACATACTAAAATCGCATTCTGCCAGATGTATACTTTTTGGCATCCAAGCGGGATGAGAGTCAATGATGTGTTGTACTGTGCAACCCAAAAAGGAAACTGTCCGAAGTATGACGCATAACTCCCAACCTTGTCATCCCACCACGTTTGTCTTGTGTATATTCCGATCTTGTAACCAGCCGCTAAAATTAACTCTGCAAATTGCTTCCAATATTGCGGGGGTGAGTAATCACCCGTCGTGATAAATTCAAGGTCAATCCATAATCTGACAACACCCGAATCTTTTAGCGCATTTATACAAACCTGTGCTTGTGTTGTCGGATTATAGCGCGGGTCATAATACCAATAGCCTGCTCTTGGCAATATCCCGCGTGAGTTCGTTTGTGATACCTGCCAATCCTGGTCAACCCAACTTCCTTGACCCACTTTTATAATGACAAACTCCGCGCCCCAATCTTTCAACTTTTGGAAGTCTATTACCGCCGGGGTGTCCGCGGCGTCCTGATATGTGGAGACATCGAAACCGTGTTGTTTGAAGTTCATAAAAAAGCACTCCAAATCTCTATCCATAATTCATTGCACCTAACAGAAAGTAAGGCAGTCTCGTATGCCAGCGAGCCTTTTACGTCCTCATTCTCAGACATCCACTTTTTCATTTTCATGGACTCGCTTTCGTAATGCTTGATTATTTCATGGATGATGTGTTTCATGCGCCTATTATACCTTTATTCTCTTTTCAATCCCGTTGTCATTGAACGGGATACCGACGTGTTCGATTTCCATCAATGACAACATAAAGCCAACGAGAAAACCAAAACAAAACAACGGCGGGGTAGCAATGAATATAACCGCTTTCATTCGCACGCATCCATCCCAAAGGCACGCCCGCAAATCCAGCCGTCAGCAACATACACCCATCCGCGCATATTTTCGAGCGGTAGCAATTCTCCGCCACACTGGACGCGCTTTATTTCGTATATCTCACCTGGACCGCTCCTAATGTTCCAACATCCTAAAACTGCTAACAGGGTAGGAGTGGGGGATTGTATCGGCTTTGCCGTTTCCGTCGCTTGTGGCGCTTCCTGTGGCGTTTTAGATGGGTTTACGGTAGCAGTCGTCGTTGCTACCGTTTGAGTTGCTACCGTTCCAACAGTACCACACGCTAAAATT